GGTGATGCGCGGTGTCGCTGATGGACGACGTCAAGGTGGCGCTGCGCGTCACCTCCAGCGCGTACGACTCAGAGGTCGAGATGCTCATCGAGGCGGCTCTCAGGGACATGGACCGCGTCGGCATACCTAGGGACATGCTTTTGTCCAGCGGTCCGACAGACCCGCTCGTGCGAGCCGCCGTGACCCTGTACTGCAAGGCCAACTTCGGTTTCGACAACGACGACGCCCCGAGGTTCCTAGAGAGCTACAGGCAGACCGTCGACGACATGCTCAACAGCCCCTCGACATACGGGAGGGCCGATGAGGTGGAATAGCGACGCGTACCTCATAGGCTCGCCCGAGCCTGTCCAGCGCCCTGACGGGTCTTGGGATCAGGGCGAGCCGGAGCGCACGCACGTCTTCTGCAACAGGTTCTCCAGAGGCTTCGACACGACGAGCGACCCCGACGTCGGCCTCATGGACAGGGGGGAGATACAGGTCCGCTCCATCGAGTACCGCGACCAGCAGCGCGTGGAGGTGGACGGGACCGAGTACTTCGTGACCGACGTCACGGACTCCGGCGAGTTCACCCGACTCAGGATCGAGCGGAAGATCGGGAGCTCCGATGGCGTCTGACATAACGGTCGAGGCCGACCAGTTCGGCGCGGCCCTCGAGGAGCTCCTGTCCAAGTGCGGCGTCGTGGTGGACGAGGCGATCAGGCCCGCCGTCCAGAAGGCCGGAAAGACCGCGAAGAGGGAGTGGAGCGCCAACGCCCGCAGCAGCTTCAAGGGCACGGGCAAGTACGCCGACTCCATCTCCTACACGGTCAAGGGCAAGTCCCACGACACGCACATGGAGGCCGGGTCCAAGTCGCTCCCCGGCCTGCCCCACCTGCTAGAGAAGGGCCACGCGACCATCGGCGGCGGATACGTCCCCGGGCGCGAGCACATAGCACCGGCAGCAGAGAAGGCGTGCGACCAGTTCGAGCAGGACCTCAGCGAGGCCGTCGACCGCGCATTGGAGGAGCTATGAGAACCGACTCTGCGGTGTTCAGCGCCCTCAGCGCGTCGGGGATCCCCGGAACCAAGCACGCGTGGCCGGAGGGGAACGCACCGGACCTCCCGTGGTTCACATACGACCTCGAGGACGACGGCATGCTCGCCGCCGACGACGCCAACTGGCAGCACATGCCGGTCTACCGGGCGTCCCTCTACCAAAGGGCCTCCGATCGGGACACCGAGGACGCCTTCGAGTCCGCTCTGGCGGGTTTCGGCCCGTTCACGCGCGAGGAGTACGAGCTCGAGGACGAGCACGCGCTCATGACGACCTACACGTTCACCTTCACAGGAGGAATAGATGGCAACTAACATGGTCCGCTTCGGACTCAAGAACGTACATTACGCTGTCTACACCGAGGGCTCCTCGGGCGGAGACGGCACCTACGCCACCCCCAAGCCCATCGTCGGCGCGGTCCAGATGACCACCACGCCCGAGGGCGATTCCTATACATTTTATGCTGATGATGTCGCATTTTATGCTACGGAAACGAACGCTGGCTATAGCGGCACGTTGCAGGTCGCTGCGGTCAACGACGACTTCCTCAAGGACGTACTGTCCTACGAGACCGACGCCACGAGCGGCCTGACCTACGAGGCGTCCGACGCCGTGCCGAAGTCCGTGGCCCTCATCTACGAGGTCGGCGGCAACGTCGAGCAGCAGCGCGGCATCCTCTACAACGTCACGTTCTCCCGTATGGAGGGCGAGAACAACACGCGCGCCGACACCACCGAGCCCGACACCGTGACCCTGAACTTCACGGCCATCGGTCGCAACTTCACGGTCAGCGGCGCGACCAAGAACGTCGTCAAGGCCCATTGCTCCAACTCCGGTGATGAGCACGACGCCTACGACAACTTCCTCAAGAAGGTCGTCGTCCCGGGCACCGACCCGTCTGGCGTCTAATCTGCGGGAAGTCATCAGGTACGAGCGGGGGGCTTCGGCTCCCCGCTTTTTTTCTAGGTAAGGAGGGCCCTCATGTTGGTTTCAATCGGCGACGAAGTGGTCGAGATCATGGCGACGCTCTACACGCTCGAGGTCTACGAGCAGGAGTTCGGCAGCGACCTCATCAAGGACGTGTTCGGCAAGCATCAGGTCGAGAAGGAAGACGAGACCGTCCTCACCATCGACTACACGCAGGAGAACTGGAACGAGGAGCGCCGCGCGCTGTGGGCGATGGTGAAGACAGCCTCAGACCTGAAGGACTCGAAGGGCGACCTCGCCCCGAACGACAGGGTCCCCGGATACAAGCAGTGGGTCAAGTCCAACATGGCCTCGCAGGTCAACCTGCGGGAGATCGCGAACGCGGTCTTCGAGGAAGCCGTGAGGGGCTTTTTTCGTACCGGAGCCGCCGCCTCCGAGTAAACCGGCCAGCGGCGGTGGAGATGTGGCGCACCCGTACACGGCGATGGTCACGTCCCTGCTATCAATCGGAATCGACTTACACAGCGCCCTGCGCATGGGCTACAGCCAAGCGGCGTGGCTCCTCAAGGCCCGCTCGGAGGTCGTCGGCGGCACCGACGCACCCGACGGAGTGAGGGACGCGACTCAGGCTGACATCCGCAAGTTCATGTGCGGTTAGGAGGTTTGACCCGTGGCGGAGACTTACAAGGGCCTCACTATCAGGATCGGCGGCGAGACGACTGGATTGCAGCGCGCGCTGAAGTCCGCCGACTCGGCCATCGCCAGCACGAACGCCCAGCTCCGCAAGATGGGGCAGGCGCTCCGCATGGACCCGAGCTCGACCAAGGCGATGAACACGCAGCTCGAGCTCATGGGCAACAAGGCCGTCGAGACATCGAACCGCGTGGCGAAGCTGCGCGAGGCCATCCGTCAGGTCGGCGACCAGAAGGTCGAGCTCGACTTCGGAGACGACAACGTCCGGTACACCCAGAAGAGCATCCGAGAGCTCATGGAGGGCACCGAGGACGTATCCCAGCGAGCAGCTGACGCAGCCCAGCGCTACAACGAGGTCGACGCCGCTCTCGAGAGGATATACCGCGACATCAACAAGGCGGCTCAGGCTTCCGGAAAGTTCAGCAAGGACTTCGACCTCCGCGAAAACGTCAACCAGCTCGACAAGATCGAGGGCGAGCTCATCAGCTCTGGAGCCGCGACAGAGGACCAGATAACCAAGCTGAAGGCGCTTAGGGCCGCTTGGCGCGATGCGTTCGAGGAGAACGAGATCGGCAAGGCCCTGACAAGGGTCCGCGACCTGTCCAGCGAGCTCACCAAGACCGAGGCGTCTGCCCGTCAGGCGGCGTCCCAGTTCGTGAAGCTGTCGCTCAACGCATCGCGCGTGGAGCTTTCTGGCGACATAGACAAGCAGCTCGAGCGCGTTGACGCCTCCGCCAAGGAGGCGGCTGCATCACTCACGAGGGCTCAGCAGGCCCTGAAGATAGACCCCGGAAGCACCGACGCTGCCCGAGAGGCCATGAGGTCGCTCGAGGAGTCAGCCACGCTCGCAACCAAGCGGCTACAGCTCATGGAGCAGAAGCTCGGAGCGCTTGACGCAAACGGCGTCGGCAGTGTCGCTCGGTACACGACCGACGCCGCCGATGCAGCTAGGATCGCGGCCCAGAACTACGAGGACGTAACCGTCCAGCTCAACAAGGCAGTCGGCAAGCTGAGCGAGCTAAAGAGCGCCCAGCAGAGGATGTCAGATAACGGCGACACGCAGAGCGAGGGGTACCGAGAGCTCAGCGCGCAGATCGAGCGCGCAACCGATGAGGTCAACCGCCTCAAGTCCGCCCAGATGTCCGCGCGGAGCGCAGCAGAGACGGCGCAGCAGGTCGAGGAGTACCGCGACCTAGAGGGCCAGATAGCATCCACGAGGGCCGAGCTCAAGAAGTACAACGACGAGGCTAAGAGCCTGACGTCGCCCGGAAAGCTGCTCAGCTCCAACACGCTCATGGAGCTCGGCATGACGCTGTCCACGAGCGTCACACCGGCCATCGTCGCCATGGGATCGTATGCCATCGAGGCCGCTACCGACATCGACAGCGCCTACCGCGACATGCGCAAGACGGTCAACGGAACCGAGGATGACTTCGAGCGCCTGCGTCAGGCGGCTGTCGACTTCTCGGCTACCCATGTGACCAGCGCCGACCAGATCCTCCAGATCCAAGCTATCGGCGGCGAGCTCGGCGTGGCGGTCGATGACCTCGAGACGTTCTCGGAGACGGTCTCCAACCTCGACGTGGCGACCGACCTCAACGCTGAGGACGCCGCGACGGCCCTCGGACAGCTCGACAACATCATGAGCGACCTCGACGGCACCACCATGCCAGCGTTCAGCGACGCACTCGTCCGCCTCGGCAACAACGGCGCGTCCACCGAGTCCCAGATCGTCGAGATCGCAAAGCGCATCGGAGCCATGGGCTCCATCGTCGGAATGACGACACCTGAGGTCCTCGCATGGGCGTCCTCCATCGCATCGACCGGCCAGAACGCAGAGGCGGCGGGCACCGCCATCTCGAACACCATGAGCGACCTCGAGACGGCAGTCGCAGGAGGCGGCGAGGCGCTCGAGGCGTTCGCTCAGGTGTCCGGCATGAGCGCACAGCAGTTCGCCGACACTTGGAACGGAGACCCCTCGACAGCCATGCGCGCATTCATCGAGGGCCTCGTGAAGATCGAGGAGGGCGGCGGCTCGGCTGACGCGACGCTTCAGGAGCTCGGAATCACAGCCGTGCGCCAGAAGCAGGCCATCGAGGGACTCATGCAGACCATCGGCGGTCTCGATGAGAACCTCCAGATGTCCAACAACGCTTGGAACGGAGTCAGCGACCAGTGGGGCGAGGCCGGGGACGCCGCAAACGAGGCGAGCAAGAAGGCCGAGGGCTTCTCGGGATCAATGTCCCGCATGCAGAACGCCGCTCAGGTCCTCGCGTCGTCGCTCGGAGAGAGCTTGGCACCGGCCATCGACTTCATCGCCGACGTCATCGGAGACCTCACCGTGTGGTTCAACAGCCTCCCGGACTCGGCTAAGCAGACCATCGCGGTCATCGGTGGCATCACTGCGGCTCTCGGCCCGTTCGTCCTGTTCGCACGAGCGTTCGGGTCGCTGAGCAAGGACATCTCCTCGTTCACGTCGATGATGAAGGCCGCGAGCACAGCGACTGAGGCGGCATCCGGAGCAATGAGCGGGATGTCGTCAGCTGCCGGAGGCCTGTCAGGCGGGCTCGTTGCCCTCGGTGTTGCCGTAGCAGCAGTCGGCCTCACCGCGTTCATACAGTGGTGCTCGGATGCGGCCAAGAACGCGGAGAATCTTGAGAAGGCAACCGATGGACTCGCTGAGGCAACCGAGAGGGCCGGAAACCTCGGGCAGCTCAACAAGAGCATCACCGAGTACGGTGATGAGACTAAGGCGACGGCGAAGGGCGTCAACGAGCTCGCTCAGAATATCGCCGACAGCGTAGACAGGATGAACGAGAGCACCGATGCGGCTGACCTCCAGATCTCCAAGCTCACTGAGGCAAACCGCATCATCCAGCAGTACGCCGGGCAGACCGACCTCACGACGAACGCTCAGGGCCAGCTCCAGTGGGCGCTGAAAACCGTCAACGACGAGCTCGGTACCAACATCACGCAGAACGACGTGGCGGCTGGAACCTACACCGACGTTAACGGAGAGGTTCAGAACCTCACCGAGTCGCTCGGAAACCTCATCGAGGCAAAGAAGGCCGAGGCCCGGGTCAACTCCCTCATGTCCGACTACGAGGACGCGTACAGCAACCAGCGTGAGGCTCTGAGGACGCTCGAGGCAGAGCAGAAGAAGTACGACGACTACTACCAGAAGATGCTCGACAGAGGTAAGAGCGAGGACGAGGCGAAGAACTTGGCCGACAAGTTCATGGGTGACGGGCTGAAGAACGCTCAGGAACTGGCCGATTCGACCACCGCGACGCTAGACAAGCTCAACAACGAGATCGGAGAGGCGGCTCTGGCCGCGTCAGACGCCGCGAGCGTCTACGACAGGCTCTCGGTGTCAATGGACCCGACCAAGTTCAACAGGTTCGCCGTCGCCCTCGAGGGAAACGGTCACTCGTTCGAGCAGTTCTCCGACACTCTCGAGGCTGTCGGCGCGGGTACCAAGGCATTCTCAGAGCTTTCGAGCGACGAGCTGGAGAGGCTTGCCGACACGTTCGACGGGTCAACTGCGACCATGGAGCGTCAACTCGCGATGCTCGGAGTATCGACAACCAAGACGCGCCAGCAGATGACCGAGTCCTTCGCACAGCTCGGGGAGGAGGTTCCGGGATACCTCGAGAGCCTCGGATACAACCTCGACGACCTGTCCGGCTATCTCATCATGGCAGGGATCTCGACGCAGGACCTCGCCAACGTCGGCGGGGCGCAGCTTCAGGCGTTCGCAGAGGCGGCTAACGGGAACATCCAAGGCGTCGTTGATGCGATCCTCGGATACAACAACACCCCGTTCATCGACAAGAACGGCAACGTCACGGCGAACTACAAGACCCTGTACGACGCAAACGGACAGATCTACATTTGGAACGGAACTCAGCTCAAGACGATCACAGGCGACGTCATAGCGAACGCAGAGGACCTGCCGCAGGTTCTCGAGGACATGGACCTCTACGAGGACACAACCCTTGAGAACAAGGTTACGACGGTCGACACCAACTACGGCGGAGACTTGACGATTCCCGATGCGAAGAGCCAGATCGACGACCTCAGGCGTCGCGGTGACAGGACGCTGACGACTGTCCTGCGCACCGTTTACGAGACCGAATACAGGACAAAGAGCACCGGTGGCGGTAGCGCCGGGACCCTGTCCGGTGCCCTCAGCGGCCATCGCTCGACACCTGCACCGGCCTCCTACAGCGCCCTCGCGGCGGCTAACACAAACAGCGCGCTCAACTCCGGAATCTCGTTGATGAGCGAGACGTCCAAGCATGCGAGCTCACTCGCTGCGAGCGCCCGGGCGGCAATCGCCCCCATAGCGGCCCGCGCGTCCGACTTGGCGGCGAGCCTGTCAATCACGACCGAGCGCGTCTCGACCTCCGGGTCGGTGCGCTCACTTGCCCACAACATGAGCAGGACGCCGCCGTACCCCGGCTCTGGTATCCGCGAGGAGAGCCAGAGGGCCGTGAACATCACCATCGACGGCATCGGGACGACCGCGCGCGTGCAGGATATCGCGCTGAACCTTCTGGACGAGCTTGAGAGAGTGGGTGCTATCTAGTGGCAATCCTCGACCTTGGAATATCGACAAACGCGACCACGAGCGCTCATTCGAGCATGGTGCGCTTCACAGAGCAACACGGCATCAACAACATCTACGTTGTGTTCTCGACAGAGCTGGGCGCGGAGTTCCAAGAGAACATCGACTGCGCCATCTGCTACCGGTACGTGAAGCGCCCCGGAGACGCGACGGGCGGGTCCGATAACGGCTGGTCCGAATGGTCCGGCTGGTATTGGTCCCGCATCCCGTCAAGCCAGTGCAACCCGCACAAGACGTACTACAACAGTCGTTGGTACTGGGCAATCGAGCTTAGTCAGGTTGGCGAGTACAGCGACCAGACCGGCATGGATCCCAGCCCTTACGGGTCTGTGAAGGAGCAGCTTTTCGGCAGCAGCTACGCGCTCGAAACCCGCAAGTACGACGCGATAGAGATTCAGGTCCACGTCAAGACGCAGTACTACGAGCAGTATTGGGAGAGTCAGGGCGGAGAGTTCTCCGACTTGGCGCAGAACAACAGCATCGTGTTCAGCTACGTCCCGAACTACTACCTCAAGACTGCCACCATCCTGCCCGAGGGCGTCATACAGGTGAAGTACGACGCCCCCGCGTGGCAGCGCAACGACGACCGCTTCGGCGTAGAGGAGGTCTACTCCAACGACACCGGCGAGAACCTGCTCAGAACCGGCAACTGGTGGGGCTCCATCATGGGCTACAACGGCGGGTTCGGCTACGTCCGCATCGGCACGAGCTGGCTCAAGAGGGTGCCCAAGCAGGGCGAGGACATCCACGTCAAGATACGCATGAACGCGGGCTTCAACGCCATCGACCAGTGGTTCGGCTACCTTGAGGGCGATACGGAGACCGAGGACCACACCAAGTGCTCCAAGCCCATCCTCGACGTGAAGTACATCGGCAGGGACAGCGTGCAGATACGCCTTGAGGACGCCAAGGACTACGAGATCAGCTACGACCAAGCGTTCTGCAGCCTGACCAACGAGATGGTCGACTCGGACTTCGAGATGGTGGACAACGGGGACCTGTACATCATCAAGTACCCTCCGCTCGACAGGGACTTCACGGTCTACGCCATCGGGCAGAAGACGTACCCCGGCTCGGACGAGTACCTGCTGTCCGACATGGCGACGGTCACCATCCCGGCAATCCCGTCCGACAAGCGCATGTTCATCGGCCCACTGAACTCGCTCAGGTTCAAGGAGGCGGAGATACGCTACAACGTCTCCGAGAGCTGGTCGTTCGAGCCGGAGAGCGAGACGGTCAAGTTCGCCACGAGGGACTACGACTCCGTCGCCTTCGGCGTGGGCGGCAGCGCAACGGGAACCCTTGAGTTCGACATCGTCACAGAGCACATGTACGGGGACGGGATATTTCAGGAGATACAGGACTTCGAGAACCTGATGTTCGCAGGTATCTGCGTGCTCAGAGGCCCTGACGGAGAGCGCAGGCGAATCTCCGTCGAGGACGTCGAGATAGGCTGGGACCGCTACAGGCGCTTCCGCACGGTCAAGATAAGCATGAGGCAGGTGCAGTAGCCATGGCATACGGCCTTACCGAGGCGGACTGGGGAGCGCCGGGGCGCACGACGCGCTACTACGCCAAGATCGTCGACCCCTTCACGCTTATCGACACCTCCGAGGAGATAGAGCTAGACACCGATGGCACCTCGATAACCTACGCCTACGAGTCGGACAACCACATGGAGGCCACCGTCACCATCTCCGAGGGCGATTACCACAACATCATCTCCCAAGGGCGCACGATGGACGGCATGATCCGCATCTACCAAGTCGTCACGACCGGCAGCTTCGCGGGCGAGTTCTGCATGGGGACGTTCTACGTGAGCAACCTGAGCAACAGCTCCAAGTACGGCATCACCAACCGAAAGCTCACGTGCTACGGCCCCATGTGGGCCATGACTCAGGACTCCACCATCTTCGACTTCGTGCGCCATCCAGGAGACAACTGCTGGGAGGCCATGCAGTACATCTGCACTGGCGGCGGGCACGACAACGGACACATCAGGGCGGGGGACGGCTTCGACACGGGGCGCACCCACACGATAGAGATCTTCTTCCCGCTCGGCACCAACCGTGGCGAGATGCTCAACACGTACGCTGGCTGGCTCAACGGCGAGCTGGTCACGGACATGGACGGCACGATAGTGGCGAGGCCCTATATCGACCCGTGGAACCGCCCCATCATGTACACATTCGACGAGAACGAGGGCTGCATCTACAAGGCGGGCATCGAGTTCGAGACCAACCGAGACGAGCCGCTGAACAGGGTCATGGCCTACTTCTCGCGCGAGTCCAAGCAGGACGACCCGAGCAAGGACAACTACGACCCCTACCCGCTGTCCGACTCCGTGTACGTCGACCTGCCCGACAGCGCCGACTACAGCTTCGCGAGGTGCGGCAGGCGCAGGACAGAGGTCCTCCACGTGACCGACCCGTGCAGCCACGAGGACCTGCAGGCTCAGGCGCAGCGGTACCTCGACGAGAACTCGCACTCCAACCTGTACATCAACGTCGAGCACGCGGGCATCCCCGGCCTCAGGGTCGGGGACGTGGTCCGCTACATCAACTCCCGCGACCAGTACAGGACGGAGCCGGGAACGCTCGACAACCGCTGCATCGTGACCGAGATGAGGATATCCAAGCTGTCCCCGTTCTGCATGACCCAGACGAAGATGAGGGTGATATAGATGCCGACCATGAGGGAGATAGGCAAGCGCCTGTATTTCAGTAACCCGTCCTCCAACACGGTGTCCAGCGCCTCCAAGGTCGGCGCGACCACCTCCACCGGCTCCTACGTGCGCTACGGCACAGCTCAGGCGGACAGCGCCGAGGGCAAGGTGCAGGTAAAACTTGACAATTCGGAGGACGTCGTCAACTGCTCCTGCGACTCCATCATCAAGCAGGGGGACCGCGTCAAGGTCATCGTCACGGAGTCGGGCCAGCTCATCGCCATGCCCATCGGCCAGAACCTCGTCGACTACACGGACGAGGTGAAGGTCGACCTGTCGCAGCAGATCGTCGACAAGGGCAACGAGATTCTCGACGAGGTCAACGGAGAGATGGAGGAGTGGAAGCAGGACCACCAGCTCACCGACGCGGACATCGAGCACACCATCCAGCAGACCGTCAGCCAGACCACGGAGACGTGGGAGGGCCAGCTCTCCTCGCTTGAGGAGGACGTGACGACCAACTACGCCCTCAAGACCGAGCTGACGACCGGCATAAACGGGCTGAAGTCCGAGATTTCCGAGACCTACGCGACCTCTGAGGGCGTGCAGAACCAGATAGACACCTCCATCGAGCAGGCGTCCGGCTCAATCACGTCAACGGTCGAGCAGAACGTCATGAATCAGGTCGGAAACACCTACGCCACCAAGACCGAGCTCCAGCAGACGTCCAGCGACCTGACTCTTACCATCAACGGCGTGGTCGAGACGGTTGAGGGGGTTCAGGACTCCGCGGACGCGGCGGTCAAGTCGGTCGAAGAGATCGAGAGCTACTTCAAGTACGACGCGACCGGCCTGACCGTCGGCAGGACGGGCGACCCGACATCAATCAAGATGGCGACGGCGGGGCAGTTTCAGGCGCTATATAACGGCACCGTGGTGTCCCAGTTCGGAAACAGCAGCATCGAGCTTGGAAAGAACTCGAGGGGCAGCCGAATAGCGTTCTGCAACGGTTCCGGCTATATCGACTCCGGACAGTCCTACAACGTGTCAGGTGCGATCTCAAGCAGCGGAATGAGCCTGCACTCAGCGGGTGGCATCCTGTTCGCGAACGGAAGCGCCACATCCCTGACGTCGAGCGACCAGTGGTTCGCCCTCGGTTCAGACGGAACGCTTGATACATACGTGTCGTCCATCAATATCAACACGGTGACGACGGGAACCAGCGGAAGAACTTCAGGGGAGCTTGCCGACTGGGTTACCTCGAAGGGAGCAAGCGGCAACATCCGCTACTGGAGGTGGGCCGGTGGGCGCAAGGAGTGCTCTGGGACCATGAGCCTGAGCATGAGCGCGGGCAGCAGCGCCGG